GTCTCGGCCAGTTGGAGGCTCCATGCCCACCAGCCGCTGGCCAGCGCCTCGCTCAAGCCTCGCAAGTTCGGCTCTCTGTCTCTGGATTGCAATCGCCTGGCCGGGGTTCACAGCATTCTCTAACTGGGCGTCAAGCCTGCTGTTGATGCCTCGACGTGCCATTGACGCAGTGTCGGTTCCAAGAAGTTGCTCCTTTCGAAGTTCCTTCTGCTGCTTGACGACCTTCTCAAGTGAGTCGGCCAACTCCTTTGCCGACTTTGCGGCATCAGAGAATCCGGCGTTGGCGATTCCGTCGCCAATAGAGGAAAAGCCGCTCCCTATCTCCCTGAGGAGTGACGCCTGGCGCTCGACAGACTTTCCGAGCGCCTTCGACATCTCAGACGCTTGCTCTGCTGCAGTTATGTACCGAAGAAGCGCGCTAACGACTTGGCCGCCAATCACGACCCCAAGGCCAACCATCAAGCCAGTTGTCGCAGTCAGGCCTGGAATGACCCCAGACTGGCCGAGGAGCAGGCCGAGTTGCGTGATGTTGTTTCCGACAGCGCGGAGTTTGTATTCAATACCGCCAGTCGACGAGATTAGGTCATCAATGGCGAATAGCGCCTGCTGGGCCGCCAACTGCACGGCGCCAGCGCCCCTTGTCGTGATTGACCCCGCTGTGTTTCTTGCCCGCTCCATCGCAGTGGAGATCTGTTGTTCTGAAAACGCACCGCCGCTGCGAAGGGCAATGAACCTTGCCAGATCCTGCGTTGTAACGCGGATCTCGTTGTCTATCCTGTCGAGTTCGCGAACCATCGCGTCAGCGCTCAGGCTGCTAGAAGAAACTTCGGCAAGTTCCCGCTGAAGTCGAACAACGCTTGCTGTAGTGCGGTCGATTTCCGCTTGAATGGCGATTCTCGCGCCGCCGCTAGCAATCTGCCCGCGAAACTGCCTGGCAACGGAAATGTCCGATGCTGCATCGCGAGCGCCCTGCGACAACTGCTCCGCAGTGCCCCCAGAAGCCTGCATGAAAAGTTGGCTCTGCCTTCGTGCTGCATTCGCTGTCGCAACGTCTGCGGCGATCTCGCCTTCAAGCCGCTCTTGATTTGCGAGCAGTCGATTGATTTCACGAAGCGACTGGGCGGCGGCCGTGTAGTTTTTATCTTGGTTGTATTGATCCTGCCGGGCCAACTCTGCGCTGATCTCGCGGTTGTATTGCAGGAGCCTGTTCGCCTGCTGCTCAAGAGCGGGGTTCTCAAGCCCCCTGGCGGAGTCCGCGACCCCTTGCGTCCTCGGGATGATCTCGTTATTCAGACGCATCCGCGTCAGCGCGATGTCTCGGTCGTTCTCAAGCCCACGACGCGCGGGATCGTTCGGCGCAAGCCTGGACGCCTGGCTGTCGAAGTTGCTTTGGATCTGTCGCCGCTGCAGATCGGCAGGGGTGTTGAGGAGCGACTCCGTCTGCCTCGCAAGGTCGCGGTTGATGTTTACCGACGACGCGGCGGCGGCCAACGACTCGACGGCCTGCCGGGCTTCTTTGGCAGACGCAGTCCCACGGTTGAGTTGCTCAACGACCGAACCGACGCCAGCAATCAATCCATTGAACCTAGTGCCGCCGAGTTGGCGAAGGTCGTTGGCGAGAGTTTCAAAGCGAGCGCGAAGCCCGTCAACCTGCCTCTCGGCGTCAGGAGACACTACTTGCTGGATCTGCGCCGACGCGAGTTCCCGCTGAAACGACGCGTTGATGACCGTCTGCCTGTTCGTTAGGCGGTCGAGATCTTGCTGGGCGCGTCCTCGACGAGTGAGGTTGTCTGGGGTCTCTCCATAGTCCGCAATGCGCAGTTGCGCCGCCGCAACCCTCGCCGCAGCACGCTCGATTTCGTCCGCATTCCGTTCTGCTTCGACAGCCAAGTCAGCGAAGGCGCCGCCGCGAAACCTCGCCGGGACGTTCTGGGCTTGATTCCGCAACTCCAGCGAGCGCTGCAGAGACTCTCTGGCTCGCGGCTGGAAGAATGAAGCGCCAGCGTTGTTGGCGTTCAGCGATTTGGCGAGATTCGAAAAGTCGCCAGCGGCGGCCGTGGCTCGACCCAGTGCCGTGATCCTGCGCTGAAGGTTCTCGATCCGCGCGGCCGAGCGGTCGTATGTGGTCGTTCCGGCGTCGATCTCGTTGTAGAGATTCCGAAACCCAGCCTGCACGCGCTCGAGCGCCGGATACAACTCGGCTTGGACTGTATTGGACAAGCCCTCGATCTGGTTCTTCACGGCCGTCAGCGGCCTGCCGACATCCTCAAAAGCGCGAAACTGGTCACGCAACCTGTTGGCATTCGGCAGGCCAGCGTCAACGCCGCGAGCCTGCAGTTGCTGGATCTCGCGAATCGTCCTCTGGAACCGCTGCAGTTGCGTCAGCGTGCCGTCGAGGGACCGCGTGTTCAGATTGAACTGAACTCCACGGGCTTGGCGGGCAAAGTCCTGGATCTCTCGGCGCGCTGCGCCGATCTGGCGAGTGAAGTCCTGCGTGTTAGCAGTGAGGACTGCAGATATTCTTCCGAGAAGCGCCATTACTCATCCTTGAGTCAGTTTCATCAGTTCCGCAGCCATCTGTTCTGGCGTCTGGTGCGGCTTCATAGATGCTGGAATAAATACGTCTTCGTCTGGCACCCTCTTGTAGTTACCGCTGGCCGCCATGATGGTCCGGCAGATCCTTGCCGTTTGCCACCATTGGTCAGGAAGTGGCCAGCGCTGGTCATACGCGTACCACTCACTGAGTTCCTCTGAATCAATCTCTGTCAGCAACCTCTTGACCGTCATCCCCAGCGCGAGCGCTAGGCGGAAGTAGAACTTCCGCTCTGGCCGCTCGGTGAATCTTTTCCCAGGCCTTCCACAGCCTCCGGAGTGAAGGCGTTGTGGCTCCAAGCCTTCTCAAACAGCCGGTTGATCACGATGCTCGACTTCTTGCCCAGCGTCTCATAGTCGCCGTCCGAGAACAGGCGCTCGCCGCCATCGTCGCAGAGCGTCAGGCAGAGGAACCGCACGCGGAACGCCTTCATCTTCTGCTCTTGGTACGACTCCTCAAATGCGTCTCGCTCAAGGCCAGAGAGCGTCTTGATGTAGACATCGCCGTTCCACTCCGGAACAGGAACAGCGTCACTCAGCCGAACGTCCTTCGCCGCCAGAATCGCCGCCTTGCTCAAAGACATATCTCAGAGTCCTTAACTAATGGTTGTGTCAACTACGAACGTAAGTTTTCCACGAATGAAATCACCGACAGCCATCTCCGTAGATGCGCTCTCCACGCACGCGTAGCGCGAAAGGGAGAACCCACCCTCGACGTGGCCTATTGAGAGCAGGCCGTACTGCCCGACAGGGGTGTTCGCTACCGGATAATTGCCGAGGTTGTCCGGAGAGCGCATGTAATCTATCGACACCTTGGGTGGCGCCGTGATGTCGCCTGTGACCATCAACCTCCTGACGGCGAGGCTGTCGCCACGCGCTGTCATGTCGACGATCTCTGGCTGCGCTTCCTCGACAGAAATCGAGACAACGCTTCCGTTCAGCCCGAGTATTCCGGAGAACGTAAACGTCGTCCCGTGAGACGAGATAGCCACTGCCGCCTCCCGTCACCGAAGCATTAGGCGAGCCGGAAGGTCGCGGAGCCACGAATGAAGTCGCCAACCGATCCGCCGATGCTCGCGTTGGAGCAAGTGGCGTTTCCGCTGAACGACATCGGGCCGGAGATCGACAGAGCGCCAGACGTGCCAGCAGCGAGGATGGTCGTGTTGATGTAGTCGATCTGGACTTCTCGTTCCGTGGCGAAACCGCCGACGAACAAGCGCCTGGCGTTGGCCGCCACGCCGAGGTGGGTCGCGTCGAGGAGGTCTTGCGAGTCACTGACTTGTACCGATGTAACCGTGACGTTGCTGCCGCCGAACGTGAAGGTGAGTCCCTGTGCCGAAGTACTCATTCGCGTGCGCCTCCTTGCGCGATAATGTGTTAGCCAGTCGCTTCAGACCAGCGAACTTGAAACAGTTGTCTGACTTCGTAGGCTGGCGGCAGTTGCGCGCCAACCGCCGTGGGGTCGAGGAAGTCGTCCACTTCGGAGACAAGCCTCATATCATGTATTGTAACCCCGGAGAGTGTTCCAGTGTGGCCATCCAGGGAGAGCCTGACGGCGTCGGACAACTCCTTGGCGCCGCCATACGTCATCGCCCAAGAGGCGATCTGTAGCGAGACTTCCGGCATGAAGAGAGGCGTGTTCCCGAGGGTTCCCTCTCGCCTGACGTTCGCCCGCTTGTAGATGATGAACGGAACGGAGGCGCCCTTGGGGACGGCAATCGGGTAAACCTGGAAGCCAATGAGCCTTGCGACCTGGGGGCTGGAGACGAGTTTGGTGTAGATGTGCTGCTCGGGAAGCAAAACCATCAGAGCGCTCCAGCAACTGCCGTGTTGATTGCGTCAATCAGACCGTTTCTGATGAGCCCCTGCACCTGGGTACGCCTGGCCGCGATGGTGTTCTCCATCAGGTGGTAGCCGGGCATGGCGCCGTAGGTCTCACCGGGCTGCAGCGTGAAAACCCCGCCGTTCGGAAGAAAGTCGTGCGTATACCCTCGACCGGCGCGTGCCTGGCGTGTCGGCTCCCGCCATGACGACATCAGGAAGTAGTAGCCCTTGGACCGCGCCTTGAACTTGTCGCTGTCTTCAAGGGTGGCCACGCGCGTCATGCGCATGTTGATGCTCTGGTGGACGTTGACGTATGCCTTGCGAGTCCCTCGCGTGGACGGGCTTCGCCTGCCGTTAGACCCAAATTCGACCAGCCAACTGTGATTCCCGCTCGCCACAGACCCACTCGCGCCAGCGCTGCCCGTGTGACGCGGGCCAGCGATGGCCACTGACACGCCTGGGCGGTACGTCTTCGTCTTGATGGTTGTGCTTCTGGCTAGGTTCCCGGTGGCGTCGTGAGTCATCGCCGCCGCCCGGTATCCGTCCCGGATCGGCACGGCGGCCCGCCGAAGCACCCGCTCTAGCGTCGTGCCAGCAGCCATGGTGCCGACAACGATATCCAGAGTATCGAGGATCGGCTTGACGCCGGTGACGCTCACCCTGACGAATGCTTCAGCGCGGGCAAGTGACATTACTGCATCTCCCTTGCCAAAATCTCGAGAGACGTTCGGCCGTCGCGCTCGACTACGCTCGACATTTCCATCGTGCGGCCACGCCAGATGATCCGCTGAACGTGCGAGACCCCGGCCCGATACCGTATTTTAATCTTGTGGGTGGCAACCACGTTGGCCTGCTGGGCCTGCAGAATCTCCCTCGTCGATAGCCCGTCTACGCTCGCCCACACCGTCGCCACCGTAGACCACGAAAGCGTCGTCTCACCAGAGGGGCTGCGCACCTCGGCTGGCGACTGAATCGTCACGCGCTCTCGCATCTTGCCGATGATCAAGAGATCGTCCCTTCGCCAATGAGGACGATGTCGTAAGTCGCGCCTTCCGCCGACGACACGCGGATCCTACTGCCAGCAGCAACCGGCTCCCCAGAGGCAGAGGGTGAGCAATGCGCAATTGCCCCGCTGGGCGATATGGTGAATCCTGATCCATTGCCATACACCCTGCCAGACCACGGGTTTGTTGGAAGCGCGTCCCCCTGCTGGTCGCGGCCGAGCGTGAC